ACAACCGTTGCAGAGCCGTAAGTGCCTGGCGTAACATTGCCTGTGGCTGCATAAATTATTGAGTATAAGTTGTTAAAAAACCTAAACCATTCATTCGACACAACGCCTGTCTGTGGATCGACAAGCATAACGCGTGGAGCTGGGATGCGGGTAAAGTTAAGCATTAGTTCCGCTGATAAGTAACTCAGCGCCCATAATGGCTATTTTAACTGGGTCAGTGCCTGACACCTCGTACACGCGGTCACGAAGCTTTTGTGTCATGCCAAGACGACGCCAAATAGTACGATAGCCATATTGACCTATCGCACCCATAGATTTCCAATGTTCATTAGACCAAGTGTGGCCGCCATCGTCAGACCATCGTAGCATGGCCTGGGGGTCGTTACCTTGACCAACAACAAGACCTACGCCTGACTCAGACTCTAGTTGCAGACTGTGTTGCGCTGTACGCTTTAAGTTATTCTGACCGCTAGGTAGCGCTCTCCATGAGCGTAACCACTTCTGCGTTGCGCCGTTATCGGCATAGACGTCTAAATCAAACTTGTAGATGTTGCCGTTTTGATAGTCGCCTACAAGCGTTGTAGATTGGAAGTTGCACTGACAATTTGAACGATGACGTGTGAACTCACCGTTAGTCAAGTAAGCACGTTCATGCCACGCGCCTGTGGCTACATCGTAAACCCATGTGGCATTGCCAGTAGGGAACGATATGACGTAGAACGCATGACCTTCTTGTTGGTATGTGTAAGCCACAGCATCAGATATGTCGGTGTAGCCTTGCACAGCGTATTCGATAGCGTGTGTTGACACGCGCTGTGCAGCGTAGCCGTTAGACCTGTAAATAACACCGAAGCCCCGTGGGTCGTTACCTAACCAAAACAATGAGTTATCTAGCTTTGCTACAGAATAAGGTGCGATACAGCCAGTCTCACTAAACGCACCTTGAATTGGTATCAACGGGAAGTCGGTAGCACCGGAGTCATACCAAACCTCTGTCGTGTCCGTACCGAATACCCATAACTCACGGTGAATAGAGTTAACGGCTACAACGCCGTCAGGTGAACCCTCAGCACTAGCAAAATCTAGCGGATCGACGGATGTACCGTCTAATAGCTGTGTAATCCATATCTTTTGGCTATCAGGCTCGTTATACACGAAATACCCGTCAAGGTAGGTGACAGTGCCTGCGCCAGTAAAGTCAGGGTCTGTAATTTCAGCAAATACGTCTGTCACTTCATTGTAGATGTAACCTTTAGGGTTGGCTGCAATAAAGATTTGTATGCCGTTATCGGCAAACGTGACTGGGCCAGTGCCTGCTACTTCACCAATGTACTCGTAAGTGTAGTCGGTATTGATGCGGTAAAAACCTGTGCCTGATACGCAATACGCATCGGTGCCATTGGTTTGGTGCGCCCATAGGCCACGGATAGGGCCTGTGCCTATGGTGACTAGCTTGGTTAAGCCCGGTGCGCGATTAAGGTAGCCTATCTCAAGACCATTCTCAGGTGTTTGCTCAGGAAACAAGTTAACCATGCGGTTGTCCGCAGCGTTAATTGAACGAGCTACATAAGATTGTCCAAGGATAGGCGTTTTCATTAATAGTTACCCGCAAAGATATTAAAGCGTTGACGCGTAGCCACAATGCTATAAGGCATGGACATAATGTCGTCAGGATTATTAATACGTTTCAAGTCACGTTTAGACGTCATTGCAATGCGTGACACAGTAGGTGACGGCTCTACACCAAACTCAGGTGCTATCTCACAGGCTAGGTTGTATTTAAACGCACGTAGATAGCCTGGAGGGAACGCAAGGTTTGTAGCCAAGGTAGCAGGTGCAGTTAACTCTTGAACAGATACAATGTGGAACTCCAACACTTTGGTTGGCACTGGGTACACTGTCATAGTAATGTTAGGGTAATCCATGTTTACCCACATGACCTGTGGATAAGTAGATGTCACGGTCTTAACAGCAATACCATCATATTGTTGTTGATTAATTAGTTTAATGCCAAACGATATACCGCTTGAAGGGTCACGGAAATATGTCGCGTCGTCTACTAAGATAGGACGGTTGCCTACAGTGTCGCCTGACGGCCCTAAAGTATGTGTTTTAGTGTTAGGTATCCAAGTCACAATTTGATCTTGGGTAGCAAATACGGACAAACGCTCAGTATTCCAGCTATCAATCATTTGATTTAGCGCGGATAGAGCGTCTTGTGAGGTTGCGGCAGATGGCGTCTCGCCTTCGGCTAGTATGCCTAGTAAGCGTAACGCACCATTAATTTGATCGCCTGCGGTAGTGGCCATAATACGGCTCCTTATTCTTTTCTACGTCGTTTGACATCCAGCGTATTGACGGGAGCCGCTTCAGCTTCTTTTTTAGCTGGCGTATCAGGATTATACTCTATCCATCCGTTTTGTGCATCCGCTTCTGCTTCACTTTCTGCAATCGCTACCTTAGTACCGTGTACAGGGTGTTTTAAATAGATAACCATTATTGCTGTCCTTCCAAATAGGTGGCAAAATTACCAATAAAGGCTTTACTGCCTATATGTCCAAAAGTTATTGTAGGGTCTAACCAAAGGTCAAACCCTGCGGCTGAAGCCCGTTTGCAAAACATTATATCTTCTGACACCATGCGGTCATCTAACAAAGCTCTACTAAATAATGCTGGAATACGTTTAAACGCATCCTTTACTACAAACTGATAACTAGGGTATGCGCTTGCCATGCGTTCAATAACGCGTCTATGGATACACAAAAAACCACCTGGAAGGCTATTAGCACGTAGCAACCCGTCTTGCGTTTCATTGGCTCTATAATCAACTGGATAAAGTTCAGTATCGTGCTTAATGCGATAAGCGCCGCCTACTATATCTTTATTGTGCGAGATTAATTGATTAATCGCGTCACCATTCCAGCCTAAATCTGAATCAATAAACATTAAATATTCGTGCTTAGAATCAAGCAATTTAGCTGCGGCAATATCACGCGCGGTATCAATAAAATGTACCCCCGTAATAAGCGCCAACTCAAAGTCTACTGTAATAGTAGCTTTTAAAAGCGAATGAAGGTACTCACTACAAACCTGACCGTCATAGCAAGGTGTTGCAATGAGTACCGACATTTTTTACGCCATTATACCTACTGCGCGTAATGCTGTACGGCAAGCATTAGCACAAGTTAGGGTTGTTGCAGCATCAGTGCCAGCGGCTACAGTTGCTTGTTGTGCTGCTGGTGTAACACCATAAAAGCCAACGGTTGCAGTGGTAGCGCCACCAATTTGAACAGGTACACCTGTACGGCCTACGTTCATGGTTTCACCAGTATTACCATCACCAACTTGATAAGTCATCTTAAATCTCCTAAAAAATTAAACTAGGGGCCGAAGCCCCATTAGTTAGCCCCAAATACGGGCAGCCATTTGTGGGCGGATTGTTGAGTAACCGTACAATACATCAATACGGCAAGGTAAACGGTCATTGTTAATATCGTACTGACGCACGATACGTAATGAAATACCGTTATGAACTTGACGTGAAGCCATATCAACACCTTGAGGTAATAACAAGTCAGCCGTTGCAAAAGTAATGGCATTTTTGTTATACACTAAGTTTTGAGCATAGCCAGTTGAAGCTGCACCAACATAAGTGATTAATGCGTCTGCTTGAGGGAAAGCATCAATAGTAGCAAGTGCATTAGCCGCAGTGTACATTGGTGGTTGAACTTCAACATCAACGAACTCAGTACCTGCTGAAGTGTTTAACGCAGTTACAACGAATTGCTGTAATGAACCTGTAGATTGACGTGTTTGAGGATTAACCGCATATACGCCAGCAACTGTAAACACATCGCCTGGGACTAAAGTTTTAGCATTAGTAACCGATTTAATGGTTAATTTAGTTGCGCCTTGTGTAGCAATCGTTGTTTTAATCGCTGCTGAATCAGCTACAACGCGCGAGCCTGTAGTGTGATTAAGGATTGATTGTGACATATTAACTTCGTCATAGCCTAAAACGCCAGTACCCATCATGCCAGTAGTAAATTGACGAGAGATAGTGTTAGTAGGATTGAAAAAGCCTTTCATGCCTTCAACTAAGCCAGCATTAGCAGCAGGGTTAACTGTAGCAAAACGCTCATTCATAGGTGTTGCATACTCGTTCAATTTTTGTTGAGCTTGTAACAATACTAATGAAGTTGATGGAGTAGTGCCTGGTGTACCAACTGAAGCATAGATACCTTTGTAAGCATTAGCTACATCAGCGTCAATCGTAGACGCTAATTGAGATACGCGTGGTTTAAGTACACGTTCCGCAAAGTCATCTAATTGCATAGTTAATTCAGCAGAGGTGAAGTTAACACCAATGTGTTTTTGGCTAGATACAGCCAAGGTTGTGTATTGCTCGTTGTCGTCTTGCACTTGCAAGGCTGCACCGTCAGTTACCAATGCACGATCTGGTAAACGGATACGCAATGTAGAACCAATTTTAGCGCCTTCAACAGCAAAGCTGTCATCGTAGGCACGATTTACGTTACGGGTTAGAACAAGATTATTCTCTAGAATTTCTAAACTCTTTCTAGTAATCATGTCAATGGTTAATAATGAATTAGACATAATGTTTCCTTAATAATAAAATTAGCGATATTTGTCGTTGCTCTCCGCCTTCTTAACCTGTCTAGCTCTTTCCGCTGCAATCCATTCTGACGTACTCATTGTTTTAATTGAGCGTGGGTCAGTTGTATCGTAGTTGGCAGAGTTACCTCCGCGAGCTGTCACAGGCGATATAGGCGCAGGGGCGCTAGTTGTTTTCTTAATTACCGGCTCGTTAGCGATTTTTGCTTCAAGCCGACCAATTTCTTTAGCTTGTAAGATTGGCGGTAACTGAGCAATCCGATCAGCTTCTTTAATATTAGTCCCTAGGTAATAAGCCAGTTCGGGGCCAACATCAGATGACTGTATGGATTGGGCCATCACGTCAGTAATCGGAACGCTGGGGTTGTATGCAACTTGCTCGAAGTCATCATACTTAGCTCTCGCTTCTTCTTCTCTATCGTGGTAAGACTCAATGATTTCACGCTGTTGCTTTTGACGATCTCTTTGCTCAAGCAGTTGTTCAGCTTTCTGCACTGCCAATGCTTCGGCGTATGCTTCTACTGTATCAAATTGCTCAGGCGCAGGAAGGTCTCTAGGCGTCGCAGGGGTTGAAGCCTGTGCAGCACGTTCTCTTTCCCATTTACGTTGTTCTCTTGCCAAGCGTTTGCCAATCGCAGCATCAAGTTCCTCTTGCGAGAATGTCTTGCTTGCTTCTGCTGGCTTTTCTTCCGACACTTCTACTTCA